AAGGCGCGTTCGCGTCAGCCGCCCTCTTCGCGGTGGGCGACATCACCGAAGAACAATCCGCAGAAGTAACCGAGGCCGACCCCGACGTAATCGAGGTCTCCGCCGAGGAAACCCCTTCCGAGGTCGTCGTGACCGACGCCGCGGGAAACCCGACCCGATTCGTGCCCGCCGACAGCGAGGACGACGAGGGCGACAACACAACTGAATCAACAACTGAACAGGACGAAACAATGACGGCAAGCGTGCCGAACACCGCGACGGCGAACGAGGCCGTCGAAACCCCGAAGACCGCTAACGAGGTCTTCTCTCTCATCACCAAGGCCCGATTCGACGACCGCGACGCAGAGAACCTGCTGGCCGCTCTGTCGGATATCAAGGTCAACGCTTCGGGTGGACTGACCACAGCCGGCTCCGGCATCATCCAGCCCGAGTGGGTGGGCGAGGTCTACCGAGGCCGCCGCTACGCACAGAAGTACATCGGCCTTGGTCGCCGCGGCATCATCCGCGCAATGGACGCTAAGGGCTTCCGGCTCGCACAGGGAACCGCGCTCGTCGCGGCATGGTCGGGCAACAAGACCGAACTCCCGAGCGGCACCGCGTCGACCACGCTCGTTTCCAGCTCACTGCGCAAGTACGGTTACGCCGCCGACATCGCGCGCGAGTTCTTCGACCTGCCCGGTGGTGAAGAGGTCATCGCCGCCTTCATCGAGGGTGTCGTGGAGTCCTACGCCAAGATCGTCGACACCGACGCGCTGGCCGACATCGTGACCGCCGCAACCGCAAACATCGTCGCTCCGGACACCTACCCGACCGACTACCCCGCCGCGCTCGGGCAGCTCATCCAGGGCATCTCCGAGGTTGAGAACGCGGGCGGTCAGCCGACCTTCGCCGTGATGAATGACCTTGCTTGGAAGCAGGCCCTCTACACCCCGAAGGACGCCGTTCCCGAGTTCGTCACGTTCGACTTCAACACGACCTCGGACGGAACCTCGGATGGTCGCGTACACGTCGTGCGCGGTGACATCGGCGTCGAGGACACCGCCGCGGTGGTCGTCGGTGACGGGTCGAGCATCCGCTTCAACGAGGTTGGCGAGACGCCCATTCAGCTCGAAGCCCTCGACATCGCCCGTGGTGGCGTTGACCGTGCAGTAGTCGGCTACCTCCAGACCCTCGTCGAGTTCCCTGACGGGCTCGTGCTCGTCGGCGCGGCGGACGAGTAAGACCGGACGGGCACGCTGATATGACGACGTACTTTGTGGGCGACCGCCCCGGGGCACCTCTGACTATCGGCGTGCCCGCAGGGTGGGACACGGCAACGGTCTACCTCGACGGGACGCCCCTCGACACGACGCTAGACGGCACCACCGTAACGGCGACGTGGCCGGGTAACCCGTTCCCGACTGAGGGCATCTACCCGGTGACGGTTCGCGTCGAGGGCGAGGCCACAAGCCAGACCCTCACAACCGACGCAATCGTGGCCGAGGAACCGAGCGGCTGGCACACGGTGGCAAGCGCGCGGGCCGAGTGGACTAACAGCCTCTCGGACGTGCAGCTCTACACAGTGCTGTCGGTCGCCCGCGCCCAGGTGGTCACCTTCCTGGGCCTGACCGAAGACGACTCGGTGCTACTGCGCCACCGGCAAGGGCAGCTCATGCAGGCCCGCAACGTGTGGAACGCAGCAAAGACCGACCCGGCGCAGAGCGCGGACGGTGAACTGTTCGTGATCCGCCCGTACCCGCTCGACCGGTTCATCGTCGAGGTGCTACAGCCTCGCTCCGTCGTCCCGGCTGTGGGGTGACCATGAGCAGCCTTCCCGAAGCCCGCGCAGAACTGGCCGACGCGCTGACCCCGCTCCTGCCAGGCTTCGCCATCTTCCCCGACGTGCAGCCCCTTGACGACGTGGCACGCCCAACCCTCGCCCTCGTGCGAACCCGTGTTGAGCCGCTACCGGCAGCTCCTCGCGCTGCCTGGCTGAACACGTTCCAGTTGTTCGTCATCGTGCCCTCGAACGCGGGAGAGGACGCACTGGATGACGCGCTGGAGGCCGTGATTCTGGCTCTCGACTCCATCAAGTCGGGCCTCTGGACGGGGGCCGACCGGACGGTCTGGGAAGACATCTGCCCCGCCTATGCCGTCACCCTCACCACGCCAACCGCCCGCACCAATAACTAAACAAGGAATATCCAATGGCAACAATTACGCCAACCCCCTTCGTGATGAAGGATGCCGTTCTGACTCTCGGCGTCGATGACTACCAGGCCGCGGTTAGTTCCGCGACGCTCACCCCCTCCAGCAGCATCCAGACGTTCAAGGGCCTCACCCCGACCGCCGTTTACAGCGAGGGCACCAATGCAACGTGGACGCTCGATCTGACCTACGCGCAGGACTGGACCAACCCCAACAGCCTCGGCGCGTACCTCTACGACAACGAGGGGGAGACGGTCGCCTTCGTGCTGGAGCCGGTAGCGGACGGGGCGGGTTTCTCCGGCTCGGTCATCATCACGCCCGGCGCAGCGGGTGGAGCGGTCGACGGCTTCGCAACTTCGACTGTCACCCTCGGCGTCGTCGGTAAGCCCGCGCTCACCTTCCCGACCCCGTAACCCGGATGGTCGCCCGAATCAGCGTCAATGACAGCGAGGCGGTGCGCGAGACAATCGCGGCGCTGAAGCTGGCGAACAAGAACGTCCAGAAGCAGATTCGGGATCAGTCGAAGCGCGTCATTGAGCCGGTCTATAAGGAAGCCCTCGCGACGGCGGCGGGCGCGACTCGCTCGTTCTACGGGCAGGGCATCATCCAATCCGCCCGCGTGAAGATCAGCGAGCAGAACGTGACAGTCTCCACCGGGTCGACTAAGGGCAAGTTCCGTAACGGCCTCGACATGCGCAAGTCGATTCGGTCAATGGAGTTCGGCTCGTCCGGTGGCCGCAAGACCACCTATAACCGCAAGTCCAAGCGCGGCGGGACTCACAAGGTAACCCGCTTGACGATGGGCCAGTTCGGGCCGAAAGCACCGAAGGGCCGTGTCTTCTACCCCGCCGTCCGTGAGCTGGCACCCCGGGTCATCAGCCTGTGGGTGCAAACCGTGATCCGCGAATACCGCGACGCCATCGAAAGGAAGTGACCCCATGAGCGCAGAGATCAAGACCTCGTTCCTGGCGGACACTAAGTCTTACGTCAAAGACGTAGACAAGATGATCGACGCCCTCGAAGACAACGAGGATGCGCTGGCCGACCTCGCCCGAGAAGGCGACCGGGCTGGCGAAAAACTCGAGGACTCGCTGCGGGACGTAGCCCGCGAAGCGAAGCGCACAGGGAAGGAACTTGACGAGGCGGGCCAGGACGGTTTCCGCGGAGCCGGTGACGCCGCAGGCGAGTTCAAGCAGGAAGCCCTCCAGAACTTCTCTGAGGTGACCAGTTCGTTCGACGGCAGCATGTCGAGCATCCAAGACCTCGCGCAAGGAACGCTAGGTGGACTCGCGTCGTCCGGGCTGCCGGGAATCGGCATTGCTGCCGGTATCGCCGCTGCCGGTGTAGGCCTCATCGGTGGAGCACTAGAGAACGTCGCGGATCAAACCGAAGCGTCGAAAGAACGCGCCTCGGAGTGGGCAGAGAAGTTCATCGAGGCGGGCGGGAAGGTGCTCACCGCGGCGCAGAACACCGCCGAAGGCCTCGACATCATCAACAACCGGCAAGACGAGCTACAGGCGAACGCCGAGAAATGGGGCGTGTTGCCAGAGGTCGCCGTAGCCGCGATGACGGGACAGCAGTGGGCGCTCGATGCCGTAGCCGAGTCGCTGGCCGGGATGGATGCCGAATATCAGAAGGCGCTCAAGACGTTTCGGGAGAACCCCGAGATCGGCCCGGACGCCTCAAAGCTGGAGAACCAGCGCGCCGCGCTTGAGGCGGGGAAGGACGCCCTCTCAAAGCTCACGAACGAGATGGAAGCCGGGGCGACGCAGGCGGACACGTACTCGCGCTATCTAGTGGCGATGGCGGAGAACACAGCCGGGGCCGAGAAGACGGTTGACGAGTTCGGGGATGCGATCTACAGCCTCCCGGACGGAACGACAATCTACGTCGATGCGGAGACCGGGCAAGCGACGCAGGACGTGGACGCCATTGAGAAGAAGATCTACAGCCTCCCGCAGAACACGCTCCTGAAGGTTGACGCCGACCTAAGCGGGGCTGAGTCGAAGATTCAGCAGTTCATCCAGAAGGACCGCACGATCCGGGTGGCTATCGACGGCAGGAGCTACGGGAGGTACTGACAATGGCAACGACCATCAGCGACGGCACCGACACCCTGACCCCCGAGCTTGTGGACGGCTGGGAGGCCACCCGAGCAGGTCGGACGATCCTTCACACCATCCTTGGGTCAAACTCGCCCGCGGTTACCCTGCGCGCCTCGGCACCCCGCACCGGAACCCTGCGCGTCGTCGTCGGCACCGACCCGAGCCTGGCCGCTGACATCGAGGCGATGCTGAGCGCCGGGAAGTTGCTCACCCTCGCGTCCACCGAGCGCGCCGCGGTGAATATGACGTTTGTCGTGTCGGGTCAGGTCACCACGTCTCTGGATAGCGAGACACGTTCGGTGTGGCTCATCGAGGCGGAGTTTCAGGAGGTGGCCTAATGGCCCTCACCGTCGCCCGCGAAACGATCACCGCCCGCGTCCCGGCTCTCGGTCTTGACCTCGCCGTCATCGACCACTCGATCAAACTCGACGATGCACGCACCCCCTACGTCGAGGCGCGCCTAACGTGCTCCCGCGGAACCGACTACAGCGTGGCCCGCTTCCGTGACTTCGACGCCGCCATGTCTGAGGTGGAGACGTTCGCGGACTTCGACGCCCTGTTTACCGGGGACACCTTCGGAGACTTCGACGACTGGGCATCCGATCTTCCCCGGCTGCCCGCGGTGGATATCGCAGTGATCGACACTCTCGACCCGCGCCAGAACCTCCGCGTCGAGGTTACCCTGACCCGCGAGAACGTCGCCCCTAACACCACCACGCAAACCCGCACCCTCGACCTGTACCTGCACGCCCGCCACCTCGACGCGAGCGACGGGACGGTGGAGCTTGTGTGCCGCTCAGACGAGGCCGTGTTGATCGACGACATGTTGGGCGGCACGACGGTTGACGCAGGCGCAGAGACCTACCAGGCATCCCTGCGCGGAATCGTCGACTACGTGCTGGCCCCGTTCGGTGCGGCGCTGGAGCCGGGAACGGCGGATGCGGACTTCACCCTTACCGAAGAGGGCCGCGACCCTGACGCGCTGAAGCGGGAACCCGGGGAGCGAGCGTGGGACTTCCTCTCACCGCTCGTGAACGCGGCAGGTCTCCGCCTCTACTGCGACGAACAGCGCCGTTGGTATCTGGTCGACCCCGCCATGTACACGGTGCCCGGGAGCCTCCGCATCAGCGAGGGTTTCAACGCCACCGAAGCCGCCGACGACATCGACCTGTCAGCCGCTGACCGGGGCGTGCCCGGATACGCCGAAACCGTCGTGGTGAAGTACACATGGACGGACGGCGACGGGGTGCAGCAGGTCGCCTACGACAGCGCGGGAGCAGCCCACGGCATCGGTCGGCTCGTCGAGGTTGCGCGCCCGTTCCCTGGCGCGGGTGCCGCTGCCGCGCTTCTGAAAAAGAGCGAAGGGAAGGGCCGAACGCTCGACCTCGAAGCGCTCAACGACCTCTCGGCCACACCCGGTCAAACCCTCGTCGCCACGATCCCGAACACACCCCTACAGGTGGGCATCGTGTCGAGTGTCGAATGGCGCAGCGATGGAACGATGCGGGTCGGCTCTCGCGGCCTCACCGACACCCCGGAGACCGCCTGGGCACTCCAGCCCGAGGGCTACGCCTGGGAGGACGTGCCGACCGGCCAGGACTGGACCGAGTACGAAACCCCCTGAGACACAAGGAGAACTGAATATGGCGAACGGAGACGCGGCAGCCGCGAAGGGGTTGCATGTTGTGGAGCAGACCGACGACGTGAAGATCGGCTACGACGACATCAACATCCGCGGTGACGAGCTGGCCGCAGAAATCGACGCACGCACCGCAGGAGACGCCCTCGCCTTCCCCGCGGATAAGGTCATCATCTCGACCTCGACGCCGACCGTGGTGAACGGCGCTATCTGGCTGAAGCCGCTATGAGCGCTTGGGAAGCGGAGTTCAGCACACCGGGCACGAGTGCGCGCATCTGGCTTGTGCTGGAGGTCTCGCTCAGTTCGCAGTCGGTCGCCGCGAACACCTCCACCCTGAATTGGTGGCTGCGGATGGAAGAGCGCACCAACGCATCCCCATACAATCTCAGCCCCACGTCGAGCGCTTCCGCGACGGTGGGCGGGGTCGTGTACTCGTCGGGCGGACTCACCTATGACTTCCGCGCGCCGAACGTCACGATCCAGGTTGCTTCCGGTTCAACGACCGTAAGCCATAACGCGGACGGAACTCTGACGATCCCGGTCGGCGCTGCCTACTCGGGCGGCTCCCCCCTTGGCGATGCGTCGTTCAGCTCGACATTCACCCTGCCCGCGATCCCCCGCAACAGGATGCGCGTCGGTGTTGACGGCGTCTGGAAGACGGCAGAGGTCTACGTGGGCGTCAATGGCGCGTGGCGGATGGCGCAGCCCTACGCGGGCGTATCTGGCGCGTGGAAGCTCAACAACAACTCATGAGGACTGAAGAATGAAGAACCTGCTCAACCCCGCACTACGTCGTTACATCTACGGCGTGTGCATCGCCGCCGTGCCCGTGCTTGTGTACCTCGGGCTCCTGCCCGCCGAGGCTGCCCCGGTCATCCTGCCGCTTGTGCTCGCGCTCCTGAACGTGCAGGACGACGGGACGCCGAGCGATGGATAGCGAGTCAATCGGGATTGCCCTGGGGCGCATCGAGGAACAACTGAAGAGCATGACCGAGAAGCTGGATCGGGCTATCGCTCGCACCGACGTTCACGAGGACACCCTAAGCAAGCACGAGGCTCGTCTGGCCGTGCTGGAAGCCAGGTCAGGTGGCTGGCGAACCGTGGTGGCGATCCTCGGGGCTGTCGTCGGCGCGGGCGGCTTCGTGCTCCTGCTCCTGGATCGGCTGTACGGCTAGATCAACTCGCGGACTATCTGCTTCAACTCAGCGTCGGAGAGTACGACCCGAAACTCAATACGCGTCTCGCCGTCGTCGAGGTCAATATCTACGTCGGGGTACAGTGCCGGTCGATCCGTAGTAACGACTCCCAGGTCAGACAAGAGCCGCATAACCGCCCCGTCGTCGATGTTTGAGATGTGTGCCATGCGCCTACCCTGGCACCGTGGACGACCTGCCGGGAACCCCCAACTGTCCCAAATGCCTTGTGCCGCTCGAACTCGTCGGGAGCGTCAAGCGGCCACGGTGGGAGTGCCCCGAGTGCGGGGTGACAGTGCTATTTGACGCATAGGCTCACCGTCAACCCACGCCTGCGCGGCGCGATCGTAGCGGCGACTGCTCGAGGCGAGTCGGAACGAGCTGATCTCGAGCCCGTCGCTCGTGACGGTGTGCTTGATCGGCGTGGCGATGAGCCC